GAGATCTTGAGACAATTTATCCCTTTACGGGCTACTTTGTTTCTGGTCTCAACCATATTGCTGACGATCCTGGTTACATCGAGGAACTCGAAGAGTCGGAGGAGGCGTGCGCAAAAGTTACGCTCGTCCCCAAGGACTCCCGAGGGCCGCGGTTAATTAGCATGGAACCACTTGAGATCCAATGGATCCAACAAGGCTTGGCGCGTAAGATTCTTACGCACCTTGAGTCCAATCGGTTTACTAAAGGGTTCGTGAATTTCACGGACCAATCGGTAAATCGCGGACTTGCCCTTGCTGGCTCCGTCTCTCAAGACTGGGCTACGCTCGACATGAAGGAGGCGAGTGACAGAGTGAGTTTGGAGCTTGTCAAAGCTCTATTCTCAGACTGTCCGATGTTAGAGGGGCTACTAGCCTCTCGTTCATCGAGAACTCGACTCCCTAATGGCACTGAGATCACATTGAAGAAGTTTGCTCCCATGGGTTCAGCAGTTTGCTTTCCCATCGAGTCCTTCGTCTTCTATGCCCTCAGTGTCGCCGTGCTCATGCACGTAGGCGGGATGCGCAGGGCGAGTGCCCGGCGTTCCGTATATGTGTATGGCGACGACATCATCGTTAAGGGGTCCTCTGCGGACCTACTTATGCAGCACCTACCACTGTTTGGGCTTTCGCTCAATCAGTCAAAGTGCTGTGTCTCAGGATTCTTTCGAGAATCCTGCGGGTGCGACGCCTATAAAGGCGTCGATGTTACACCTGTGCGTTTACGCAAGATGTTGACCCGTCGTGGGGGCGCAAGTCCCCATCTAAGTGCCGTCATGGCTGCTTCTGCAGTGGCGCAATCTAATCGATTGCACCAAGCAGGCCATTACCGGGCTGCGGAGTATATACGCATGTTGGTCGAGGACTATTTTGGTCCTCTTCCAATCGTAGGTACTCATACCATCAAGGTAACCGAACACGGAAACGTGCTAGGTGCCCTATGTTGGGTGCGGCCTGAGGTGTTTCCAAATAGATGGAATGGCGCGGAGACGCGTTTTGTTATGAAGTCGAAAGGCTCCAGGCAAAACGTTTATCAACGTCACGAAGTCTACTGTTGGAACGTGGTCGCTCGAAAATATAAGAGCGTCACGGACTCCTGGCGGTCTGTGCTAGGTTGGATGTCCAATCCATCTAGCGACACACCGACGGACACTTATGCGGATCCCTCTCGCATTCAGCTAA